ACATATTATTTTACAAGTATTTTGTGTTTGTTTGCACTAGTTGTGAACTATATAATCAGTGATAGAGTATTGTATACGACATCACATTAAGTAACAAGTATATTTATACGACGATTAAAATCCACCGGGGAATCTTACGAGGTTTGCACCAATACCAAAACCAGCACCAGAACGAGCACCTACAGCAAGACTGGGTACATATGTATCAAGAATGCTAAATGTAGCGGCAGCAGTTAATGCGATAAGAGATACTTCATCTAAGTTAAGAGCTTTCTTGGGGATGGCATAAGCAGCAATAGCAACCATTAATCCTTCTACGAGGTATTTAATGGCTCTTTTGACAAGTTCACCTAAATCTAACATTCCAGTCATATTATATAAAATAATAAGAAAAAAATAATAAATATATTATTGTTCGTAAAAACACTTAAATATTTATAATGTTACTAAGTATAATGAGTTTTTCTAAACCTATTGAAGTACCGAGTAATGTTGAATTAAAAAAGAACGATGATGGCTCTGATAATGCTAAATATATTGATTTGTTGGATGAAGACAAGGCAATCGCAGGACAAAAATATGCGTGTCTATCTTTCGTGTCTCCCGAACATATTCTAAAACAAAAAGATATGTTTTTATTCGAGGAATTTATCAAAAATTGGGACTTTAGTAAATCGATGGAGAAATTCAGTCAATTTTTAAACTTTGTTTCTTTCAAATATCACATTGATTTTGATAAGTTAACTACTGATTTTCAAGCGTTTACTAAAGACGAAAGAGACAAGTTAATTGCCACTACTATTGAAGACGACTTTAAAACATTTTTGGATGAACACGAAGACAGACTGGATAAGGTTTTCGGAGAGAAGCACGGGTTCCAAACCTCTATTCGTGGAATTAAAGTGAGAGGCGTGTTTCCAACACAGCAAGAGGCTGAATTAAGATGTAAAATGCTTAGACAGAATGATCCTCATCACGATGTATATGTTGGACCGGTAGGTATATGGGTACCATTTCATCCAGAGGCTTATAAAACAGGTCGTGTAGAATATATGGAGGAAACCCTAAATGAGTTGATGAGTGAGAAGAAAAAGAACGAAGAAAAGGCAAAGGATGAATTTGACGCACGCGTTAAGGAAACTAAGGAAAAGGCAATGGAAGACAATAAGAAAAAGGCCGAGGAGTCTGGTAACAAATTGACACAAACTATCAACAAGGAAGGTAATTTGGTATCTATTGCGAATATGAACACACAAGATAATGGCGAAACTTCAACCATTGAAGAGGTAAGAAAGGAATTATTTGAAGGTGATAACATTGTAACCAATGATAAGACTGATCATGGATTAAGTGAGCTGACTAACGCTGCTGAAGAAACCACTACTAGTGCCACTAGTTGAGCAAAGTATACAAGACATAGACATAGACATAGAATTCCATTACTAATGGGGTAAAGTTATATAATTATTTTAGTGATATAAAAATAATTATATGTTAACTACTAATGGTAACTGGTAATACCAACCAGGAAGCTGAAAAAAACGAACTATATTCCAATATATTACACCATAAGGAAGAAATACAAAGGTTAAAAATACAGCTTGAAGAAATAGATAGGGTTATTGTTTCTGAATGTGTAGATAAATACGGCACCCACGAGTATATACGAGAAATTGAAACAGGACCTTATGGAAATTCATATCTTGTATGTAAACACTGTGGATTTGAACGATAGATCTTATCTTATCTGATCTCATCTATTATACATACTTGAAGAAGTAATATGTAAAATATATATAAACATAATGCAACTAACATCTTCATATGACAGTGTTAACAATGAGTAAATGTTTCATTTATCCCTTATTATTCTATAATGGCAATTATGCAGTTTGGAATAATAATAAAAATGTATTACAAAAAACATATACTATTGATGAATCATATACCGATTATAATATAACGGGTAAGATAACATACAATAGTAAAGATAATTATGCAGAAAATCAAGGAGTTGGTTACGATGAAGTAAAAACTATATTGAATATAGAAAACAATGGTGATTTATATACTGAAATAATTAACAAACAGATAGAATATTCGAATGATATAGAAGATTGTCTTATTACATACAACTACAAAATTCAAAAGAATAACAAAGAAATAGATCTATACGAAATCGAAGACGATTCGATTCTTTCGTTATTGCTAAAAATGATATATTAAGGATCGGTGTTTGGGGTACGATTATTCTCTATATTTACACCATTATACGGGATCATCCCAATTATTTAAATCATCGTCTGGTAATTGAATGACACTTGTAAAGTCCGTGGGTATATTTTTACTCTTGATTTTAGTTTCTAGAGCATTGTGTTTCTCCATAGATTTGAACAGTTTTTCGCGATTATTCAATGTCAATTCTCTGTCTCTAATATAATTCTTATTTCTAGATTTTGAATCCATAATCGACTCAAATTCGGTGGTGAGTGCTTGTTTATTTTCGATCAAAGAAATGTATTCATCCTCTAGAGATTTTTTTAATATTGACCATTCCTTTAATTTAAACACAGCATCTTGATGTTCCCATAATTTATAATTAGTATATGGGCCTAATAAATCCATTCTAAATTCTATTTTGTTGTGTAAATTTCCATATTTCTCTCGGAGATTATGTACGGATTCTTTCTTTTCGTCAAACTTAAAATACTTTGATACTGATAATATTAGACTGATATATGTTGATATGGATATCCCACATACCGTTACGCTGTTAGATGGTGTAGAGAAATATTCTTTTGTAGATTGTAAAAATCCAGATAATGTGGATAATACAATGACAGATATTTGAATATAATTTACTTTGGTAGTTAAACTTGCGTATTTAATATCCAACAACCGTTTATTAGATTTACACTCTTTTAATATATACAAATTGTTATTAATGAGTGATTCTAATTCATTCTTAAAAATAATGAATTCTTTTGTTTCCTTGTATGACTGAGAAGTAGGAATATCATCCATCATTGTGTTGTGAACAACTACATTAGTATGGAGCACATTGGTATCCAGGTTGTTGGCCACATTGGTATCCAGGTTGTTGGCCACATTGGTATCCAGGTTGTTACTTGTTTTCAATATAATATCGGAAGTAGATATATTATTAGTGGTATTATCACCAGTATTATTGACATTTGATTCTACTTCATTACTAGATATATCAATATTATTATTATCCATTATATAATAATAATACAGAAAAAATAATTTTACCATTTGCTCTTTCTAACACTTATCTTAGGACCACCCCCTCGTTTTTGAACACTAGCTGGATCGTATGCTTCTTCCTCGTCGTCACTACCTAAATCCTTAGATATCTCCCAAAATTCTTTAGATCCTAATTTAAAATCCCCACGATTTTGAGCCTTGTACCAAAAAACTTGGTCACACAATTGATTGGATTTGGCATTGTTGTTAATGACTAAACATTCAAAATTTTCCGTACATTGATCCATTACTTGCGCAAACGATTCAAATGTAGGAAACATACCCGCATAATTCTCCCATATTCTCTTTCTATTGGCAATATACGGCTCCCTCAGTATAAATACATAATCAATATTCGTTCGCAAATTAGGCGGAATACCAAGTGGATATTGCATGGTAATAATCAACATAATCTTCCAGTGACGCCCGTTCATAAATAGCAGCCGCATCATTTTGTCCTTTGTCCATTTATTGTCATATAGACAATCATCCAATATCACGAATGCTCGTGGGTCTATACTCGTCCGCTTATATGCTTCCATTTCTTTATTCACTTGCTTTAATACCGTTTTCTGCCGCTTCAAAATATTTTCTATAATTGCCGTATTATATTCGTCGTGGATAAACAATTTGGGAACGTGTGCAGCAAAAAACCCATTACCGGCTTCTGTTCCTGATATAACCGTTCCTATGGGAATGTCTTGGTGGTTGTATAACAAATCTCTTACTAAAAAACTTTTCCCAGTGTCTCTTCTACCAATTAATACCACAACTGGACCCTTGTTTTCATCCGGTCTGAAACTAATGTGCTTCATATCGAATTTTTTCAAGTCTAGTGTCATAATTAGTATCCCAGAAGAAAAAAATACGAATTTATATACGAATTTATATGAATTTATATACGAATTTATATGAATTTATATACGAATTTATATACGAATTTATATGAATTTATATACGAAATAAGTTAAATATAGATTTTTATAAAGATTATTGATAGTAAAGATGGATTTTTCTCTGTATTATAGAAAACCGAATAATGGTGAACTATTCAACACTTTAGAAAACTCTAGTATTGCTCTATCAAACTGTCAAAATTATATACCTTTGTATGAAAAATTCTTTTCACTAAATACTTCCAATTACAATAGTATTAATTTGAATCACAAGTATTATTTATACGATATTAAAGAATCACACAACAAGAATGTTCACACAGCGATGCTAAGTGACAACTCAAACAATATGTGCAAAAAAACCATCTTTTGTAAATTCTCTCCACTGTTAGACCCATTAAGATATATGACAGGTTCATATGATACATCTGGTAATAAATTA